GCGTCATCCGAAGTGAGGGAAAAATGCAAATCTACTTGTGTAGAAAGATATGGTGTAGAGCATGCTCTTCAAAGTTCGAATATTATGGAAAAAGTTAAAAGTACAAGACTAGAGCGGTATGGATTTGAACATGTTCTTCAAAATCCAGAAATCATGGATCGGCAACAGAAAAATTCTTTTCAGTTCAAAGATTTTGTCATGCCATCTGGGATTACTCGTATAATTCAGGGGTATGAACCGTTCGCATTAAAGATTCTTTTGAGAACCTATTCGGAAGATCAACTCAATACAGGAACGGCAAATGTTCCGCGTATTAAATACAACTATAATCAAAAAAACAGATACCACTATCCAGATATCTGGATACCACACGAGAATAAATTGATCGAAGTAAAATCAACTCAAACATATCAATGGCATAAAGATGAGGTCCTTAGAAAGAAGAAGGCGTGCGAAGAGCAAGGTTATATTTATGAAATTTGGTGTTTTAATGCGAAAGGCGAACGCATAATGTTAAATTAAACTGAAACTATAAACTCCCAACGGAGATAGTCGCAGATTTTTTTCCAGATTTGATCGTGACTAATTAGTCGATCTCTGGATTTGAGTAAGGGGAAATAGACCTTGTATTCGTCGAGCTCCAGCAGCTCAAAAAACTTGTAAAGAATATACGAATACGAGAGAAAATTGGTACGATCGTTGGGGCAGTAAAGGAGGAAGGGGGCTTGGATGTCCTGAAACATGGCTCTGATTTTTTCTTCGATTTCTGGAGTGATAGTTGGTGGCGGGTTTCCATTAAGTCTTGATACGATGTGGGCTGCGTGCTCATAATATTTACTTCTATTCAGCTTCTTTAAAATTTCCCTGATGTCCTTTTCGCAAAGTTCAGCAATATTTTGTATGCGTCGTTTCTTGATTTCGCATACAACTTCATTCATCACTTCATCTGGAATGATCGTAGATTCCTTTGCTTGAAATTGGTTTAGAATCTCATTCAGATGATTAATCTTCTTGTACGCATAGTTATTTCGTTCCTTAGGCGGATCTCTGAAACTCGGAAAATCTGACACAACCATCATATACTCTTCTGATCCACACATCGGACAGGCAAGGATACCTTCAGCTGCTACTTCTTCACGAGCAACATTACATCTATTACAATGTTCTGTATCAGTATTAACATCATTTGCTTCTGCTCCAGTACCCAACTTCATTCTGGAAACGTACTCATCAAACATTTGCTTGCGCGATGGTCCAGTCTCAATAGGAGCGGTAGGAGCCAAATACTTCATAAAAGTATTCGTATCAACATGTTTGGCAGTAATAATTGAACTTGATTCAGATTGACCATAATACTGTAACATCAGATCAGCATTCTTTAAGAAATACGAATCCAGCTGATTTTGTTCTTTTAGCTCTGACTGAAGTGTCCGCAACTTATCATGCTTTTGAGCCAACTTAAAAATGTCCTTACCAGATTCAAGCTCATTAATTTCAACTTCTAACTCTTTGATCTGATCGGCCAAAGATTTCTGGTTGGCATGAGATTCCCGCAAAGAAGTGACAACATTTTGATGAACCGAATCCAGTGTTCCACCTAAGCTTTCCTGCTTGGCCTCTCTGCCTTTCTTTATCCGAAACATGCTATCCGACATTTGATATTCTACTTCATTGCTATTAAAATAGCTAAGACGCCTATGGCAATCAAAATTGGATATGCTAAATCTGATCGATTCTCAAATCCTTCCTTAGTTTGAATACACTTTGAAATATCAGTCTGTACGCATTTTGAGCTATTAAAATCAGCAGTCAAAGCCTTGTTAAGGAATCGAGACTGTTCTCCGCCACTTGTAGGACAAGTATAACAATCACATGATGGAGTTGAGTCAGCAGCCAATGAACTAAAGAGATGAACTGGGTTGAGCCCTTCTGCGTCTTCTAACATTCCTGGAATTAGACCGTCAAAATTAGACGCAACGCCTCCAAGATCACGTTTCATTGCTTCAGGTAGAACATCAGCACCACTGGAGACGTTATTGATATAATTGTATCTGGATTGGATTGACTTATCGGATGCTACACACGATCCTCCGGTATTTACAAAATACTGATTTCCCAAAGCAGGTCCGGAGATCATGTACTTCATATACTGAAAGATAGCACCCGTATTAGTGCTGAGCTGACTAATAGTTCCTTTGGACCCAACGCCCATTGAGGCAGGGCCCTTAATATTTTCAGCATAGCTATAGCTGGGACCCATTACGGATTCAGCGGCATTACCAGGACCACTTGCGACTTGATCCCATATGGGATTCTTATCAGTATTTGCCATTACTTAAAGCATAGAAAACCTGCTGCCGAAAAGAAGTATTTGTCATCATACATGGCCTCTGCTTCAAAACAGATAGCTCTGTCATTTCAAGTGGAAACTTAAATACATCACAAACATACATTAGTGCCAAGAATGCGCTTCGGTTAATTCCACATTGACAATGGACAAAAATCTTTTTAGATGTCGGATCTTGTAAATAAAGTCTTAATATGGCTTTGAATTCTGTGTACCATTTTAGAATGTTAGCATGTAAGTCATCTACTGCGTTTATACAGTAATACTTATCTGGATTTGCTGCTTTGAACCAAGTCGGAGAAACAACCTCTTCAGCACAATTTATCACATGTGTGATCTCATATTTTTTAACAAATGCAGGGGTTAACATTTCACCAGCTCCAACCAAGATATGTGGGTGGAACAGAGCTGGGGGGTCTACAAGATATCCTCTGGAACTATACCGAAGTGAACGTCTAATTGATGGGTCCATTATACTAATGTGTGGAATACTGTGTTAATTACATACGCAAGAACAACTGATGCTCCACCAAGAACAGCAGCACCAGTATATGATACAATTCCGCCATCCTTATACGCATGCGGAACATAGCGCAGGGCCAGCTCACGAGCAAAAGCAAGAGACATAACTGATGCTGCTAAGAAGAACGCAAGGTAACCTAAAAATCCCCGCACCGATCCGCGCAGAATAGAAAACTGACGGGAATAATCTGTAAACTTTTCTTTAGGCGCTGATGTATTCAGCGGAGTGCTAAAAGGGTCACCTCCGCCAGTAACCATTGGCTGAAACGCAGGAGACTGAACGGGCTGTCCACCAAGAAGTTCGGAAAGGTCTGTTGCTCCAACTCCGCCTTCCATGTTTATTTAGAGGAAGCGAATTCACACGACGCATCCTCCACGCGATATTTATAACATTTTCCATCAGCCTTGACTTCTTTGTCCTCGAACTTGTCTGGGCTAATAGCTAAAATCTTTTCGCTCTTAATTGGGTGATGAAGTAACATAACGACAAGACCAAACCCGATAATAAAAGCAAAAAATCCTGCTGTTTCTTTACGTTTGAGGAGCTTATCGATCATTTACAAGTACATTGAGAGAAACGGCTGACGAAGAACATGGCACTGGTTCTGCTTTGATCTTGACGCATCCTGACTTAGTTGTGAACGAGCCGGAATCTCCTGGAGTTGGGATAGTTGGTATTTGCCGCTTAGGAGGCTTAAAAACAGATACTACAAAGAAGCCGGTCAGTATACCTGCGAATAAGCAAGGAATTACGTCCATTATATATAGTTAAGGCTTTCCTCCATCTACGATTGCTGCGCCGGACATAAGGGGTGATCCGCCATCTATGATTAAAGGTCCTGGGTTAGATGGTGATCCTCCATCGAGGATGGTTACTATACGTTGCGGTATTGGGTTTCTGAAAGTACCAATATAGTCACATTTACAAACTTCTATATAGTCAATTTCAGTGTAGTCTACAGGTCCACATCCAATTGCTCCGCGATACAGTGTTGTTGTAAAAAGACGGTGATTTGTGTCTTGAACCTTGTATGTTCTGCCACGAGCTTCATTTTTTAGTTTAGAAATGTAGGCAGCAGCTGTCCTCATTTCTTAAGCTTACGCGTTTGTTTAACTACAGGAGTTGGTTCTTGCTTCAGCTCCTCAAAACGCTGCCTCGCTTCCTCGATTGACAATCCCCGATATACCACCTCTAATTTCAGTTTGAGGAATTTGGCCA